ATCCTAGACGGTGAAACTCCGCGCCTGATTGACGAGTGGCAGGAGGTTCCTCCCATTTGGGATGCCGTGCGATACAAGGTGGATCAGGTTGCGGAAAAAGGGCAATTCATTCTGACCAGTTCTGCTACTCCTAACCACAAGGGCATTCTGCACAGCGGTGCAGGCCGTATTGCCAAACTGCGGATGCGTCCTATGTCCCTATACGAGTCTGGAGATTCCTGCGGTAAGGTCTCTCTGGAAAAGCTGTGTCATGGTAAGTTGGCACCTGCATTAACCGGCGAAGTGGACTTAAGAAAGCTGATCGAAGTGATTATCCGCGGCGGGTGGCCTGGCAGCTTGGGATTACCCATCGAGCAGGCTGCTCTGCTCCCCTTGGAGTATCTCAACGCAGTTATCGACGATGATGTGTACCGCATCGATGGCGTAAAGCGTGACACATCCAAGATGCGCCTGCTGCTGCGCTCTCTGGCTCGCAACGAAAGCACTACCGTCACCAATAAGACTTTAATGAAAGACATCAAGGCCGTGGATGACGAGGATATCGACTCCAATACGGTGTCTGCCTATCTGAATATTTTCAAGCGGTTGTTTATTACGGACAATCAGCCGCCGTTCTCCTCTGGAATCCGTTCATCTGTCCGTATCAAGCAAGCCGAAAAGCGGCACTTCTCCGATCCTTCTCTGGCCTGTGCTTTACTGAAAGCTACTCCTGCTGGACTGATGGGCGATTTGGAGATGCTCGGATTCCTGTTTGAATCTCTCTGCGAACGTGACCTCCGCATCTATGCCGAATCTTTCGGTGCAAACCTATATCACTATCAGGATTATAAAAATCAGGAAATCGATGCTGTCATCGAACTGCCTGACGGCCAATGGTGCGCGTTTGAGATCAAACTGGGAGCTAACCAGATCGACGCTGCCGCCGCCAACCTGCTGGAGATCAAAGAGCAAATTTCGGAAGACCCCAAGGGAAAGCCCCCCGCGGTTCTCTGCGTACTATGCGGTATGTCCAATGCTGCATATCAGCGACCAGATGGGGTGTTTGTGGTTCCAATTACGGCCCTAAAGAATTAATCGATGTGTTGTTATGAGACAAAAAGAATATAAACCTTTACCGGAAAAGCATCTTTGGCAACTGGCTTTGCATACCGGACAATGGTGCAGAGCTGTATTGTGCCAAGCACACCGCTTTTTTGATGCGTTGGAGGCAGATAATAGACCGCTTCCGTGGGATGATAGTGAATCTTTCGATATGCTTCTTGCTGATAAAACCTTTTTGATTACCGCAATCCACCATTCTATTGTCAACATGGAAAAGCTGAATACTGAACTTATCAATCGAGGTGATACCAGCTTTCAGGGTGTTCTGGATTCGATAGCAACAGCGGAGGAGCGAAAGCAAATCCGTATTTGGAGGAACATGAATGAGCACGACCTTGATTATCTATCCAACAACGGGAATTATCAGAAAGAGTTTATCACGACCATAAAAAAGGGCGATTATACATTTGAAACAAACGCTTTTGTGACTTTGATTCACGGGGATGCAAAGATTTCTCTGATCGGTAGTATTGAAATCGATAAGTTGTTAGTCCGCTTCAAAGAAAATATGGCGCAGATTCAAAAGAAATC